GGGATCGTTGATTCCGGCGGACTGGGGGAATGGGGTGACGAGTGAAATTCTTGAGGTGATTACTGCTGCCGGGATGACGCCCAGCGAATCAAATCTGACGCAACTCTTGAGTGCCATTCGCAGCATCAGCCGTTCGACTGCCGGCCTTGGTATCCAGCGTTTTACCGCAAACGGCAGCTTCACCGTACCTGCCGGTGTAACGAAGATTTGGCTCAGCGGTTGTGCTGGCGGTGGCGGTGGGGGGGCTTGCCCCGGGGGCACCAGCGCTACAGTTTCAGGCGGCAGCGGTGGCGGGGCAGGTCAACCGGTGATCAAACTGATGGTGGCGGTGACGCCAGGGCAGGTGATCCCGATTGTGATCGGGGCGGCGGGCATCGGGGGAAGCGGCAATGTGACTGCAACGGCGGGCGGCAATACGCTGGTGGGCACTTCGGGTGCGCTGCTGGTGCTATCTGGCGGTAGCCCAGGCCTTTCAGGCGTCAACATGGCTGGCTTTGTTCCGGGGCCTTCGGGTGGTCAGGGCTTTCCTGCTGGAGGGGATGCGACAGATACAACGTCCAATGTGGCGGCGGGTTATGGGGGGCAGGGAGCAAGCGGACCTTTTGGTTCGGGAGGCAACTCTGCTCGTTCTGGCACAAGCTCAGGCTTTCCCGGGAAGTCGGCCTATGGTTTCGGTGCCGGGGGCAGTGGTGCTGGCGGTTATTACGTTTCTGGTGTCGGCACCGGGCAGCCCGGAGGTCAGGGAGCACCTGGCCTTATGATCATCGAGTGGTGAGAACATGACAAAACAAGTGCTTTATTGCCGTACAACCGGCTTGGTCATTGAATGGCAAGACACCGAACTGTTTGCTTATGCTGCCCCCTCGGCCGCTAATGGCGTTCTACAGGTCACTGCTGAGCAATGGGTTCAGAAAGAGTTACCGCACCTTGTGTTTAATGGTGAGCTGGCAAAAGTCGAAACGCCGCAACCCTCACCAGCCCATTGCTGGGATGGTACTCAGTGGGTGCTGAGCCTTGCAGATACGGCGGAATCGGAGAGTCTGAACGCGGAGCAGCTTTGTGCCCGGGTGGACGCGGCGGCAGACAGCGCTCGCCAAGTCATTGCCGGCGACCCACTTCTCACCTTGGAGTATGCAAGAGCTGCGACGGATGCGCAGGTATTCAAGGATGAGGGTTACCCCAAAAAAGCTATACCGCTAGCTGTGTCCGCATGGGTGATCAAAGGTCGAACAGCCAAACAGGCTGCCGACGGGATTCTCGAAAAAGCCGCCCAACTCAACGAACACTTTCTGACGGTGCGTACCCTTCGATTGAAGGCCAAAGAGAAAATCAAGGTTTATGCCGCCAAAGGCAAGATGGACTTGGCCAAGCACGCCAGTGATGAGGCGGTTATAGCCATTGGTAAATTAGTCATAAAGCCGGAAGTTTAGTCGAGAGTGATTCGATTTTTCCGCTTATGCATTGAGACCGATTCAACACGACTGCCAGCAACGCGTGCGCCCACTCACCCGTGGGCTTTTTTTTGTTCACTACGACCTGGGGTACCGCTGTAACAACTGCAGCGTGGAGTCCGGTCATTTGTTATTCCAGGTAGAGGATAAAAGTATGGATTATCCAAAAAGCGTCCCTAGCGTGGGATTGGTGAATGGTCAGTTTGTCGATGAAAACCCCGTCGCCGGAACGCCGGGATCGCTGATTCCGGCTGTGTGGGGCAACAGTGTCACGCAAGAGGTTCTGGGCGTGATTACCGGGGGCGGTCTGGCGCCCTCCGAAGCGGACAACAATCAACTGCTCAAAGCTATCCTGGCGATCATTGGCAAGACCAATCCGATGTATTCGGTGATCACGCGGCTAGCGGCATCAAAAGTTCTGAGCGTCGAAGAACTTGGCCTCGTACTGATTGATGCCAGTTCAGGTGCCGCCACCGTCAGCCTGCCGCCAGCCAATGTCGCGTTGGGTATTCGTGATGTCATCGTTCGACGTGTTGATAACAGCGGCAATCGCCTCGTTATTCAGGCTGTCGGCACTGACCGAATCCGATTTCATACGCATCTATCGGCAGGCGGTTATCCGTTTCTGGTGTTGATGGGCAGTGGGGACTGGTGGCATCTGCGCAGCGATGGTGCCGGCAGTTGGTGGCCGGTCGGGCGATTCGATAACACTCCGTTGGGGCGTCCGTTCTTTGAGACGACCACTCTGCTGAGCCCGGGTGGCTATGGGGCGCTCAATGGCACGGTAATGAAACGTGCCGAGTGGCCCTGGCTTTGGGATCACGCACAGCAGTCAGGAATGCTCGGCACTGAGGCTACTCGGGCAGGTAATGAAGGCAAGTGGACCTCCGGTGATGGTGCGCTGACTTTTCGTGGCCCTGAAGGACGAGGGGAGTTTTTGAGGGTTTTGGACGAAGGGCGTTCAGTGGACGCCGGACGGGTAATGGGTACCTTCCAACATGGCACCATTCATTCCTACGCATTGGGCGCTAATGGTGCTGGTGCGGTGGGCTCGCGATGGTCCGATAGCCTTACTGCATTTGGCGCCGATACCCGTGAGGAATCTCAATATGTATCGGGGCTGAGCAATGGCGGTCCCATTTTTCCCGCAGGAACCAGTTTCCAGATGGACGCAGCCAGTACCTTGCTCCACTCCTTCAAATCCCGACCGCGCAACATCGCCTATCCCGGTCGTATAAAGCTTATCTGAGGTGTCCATGTTTTATTATCTATTAGATAACTCTGGCGCCTTGTCAGGGCCCGTAGAGTTTCCCGTCACTCCGGGTGTCGGTATTCAACTACCCAGTAATGCCGTTGAACTTTCATTCGAACTCCCGCCTGCGGAAAGCGGCCGTACCTGGGCATTGGTGAACAATGTTCCCCGGGAAGTGATTGATCGTCGCGGTTTGGTTTATCGCAAGGATGGCGGGGCCCAGCAGGTCTGGAGTGAACTCGGAGAGTTGCCGGAAGTTTTTACAGTCGAACCATGGCCGGGTGACTACTACGTCTGGAATGACGATGGCTGGAAACTTGACGATGTGGCTCGCCTGTTCGACATCAAAGTTCAGATCCTGGCCAAGCGCGACACACTTCTTCGTGAGGCCGTTTTGCGTATAGCGCCACTTCAATATGCCGAGGATATTGGTGATGCCTCTCACGATGAACAGCTGGCCCTGATGGAGTGGAAGCTCTACAGCGTTGAGCTGAGTCGCATTGAGCAACAAGCGAGTTTTCCAACCGAAATCGTTTGGCCTCGCGCTCCTGGTTCCATCGAGGAATAGTCAATGTTCTATTAGACCTACAGCGAGAGAAGAGAAAGTGGATTATCCAACAAGTATTCCCAGTGTTGGCTTGGTCAACGGCTGGTTTGTCGATGAAAACCCCATTGTCGGGACACCGGGATCGCTGATTCCAGCGGCCTGGGGCAATGGGGTGACGCAAGAGATTCTGAACGTCATCAAGGCCGCTGGGCTGACACCTGACGAAGCCAAAAATGACCAGTTGGCGCTGGCGATCGGCGCATTGGTCGATTTCACCAAAATGAACAACACCCCTACCACATTGAGTGGTTACGGCATCACCGATGCTGTAGGCCGATTGTTGGCGGTCAAGCAGTTCGACACGGTCGGGATCACGGTTTACCGGCCCAATCCCAAGGCCAAACGGATTCGCGTGCGGTTGGTGGGCGCCGGTGGTTCCGGGGCTGGTTGCCCGCCCGTCGCGGCGACTTATCAAAGTCTGGGCGGCGGCGGTGGTTCGGGTGCCTATGCAGAAAGTCTGTATGACGTGAGCGCGGAAATGCTGGCCGGGGTGCCTATTACATTGGGAGCAGGAGGTGCCGCGCGCAACGGGGCGGGTGCTGCGGGAGGCGGTGCTTCCTTTGGGACCTACATGAGCGCTGCGGGAGGTTTCGGCGGACAAATCTTGACGTTCGTGGCGACCACGTCCGGGTTTGTTCAGGGAGGCATGGGAGGGCTGATTGTAACAGGAGGCAATCTTGCCAACGCTCGAGGCATTCACGGCGGCTATGCGATGAGCAATTCCAATTGGGGACTTCTATCTGGAACCGGAGGTGCCAGTCAATTTGACGGTGGCGGCCCTTTCACGGGGGTAAACGGCAATGGTAATCCCGGCGCGCGAGGTTCGGGAGGCAGTGGCAGTTGTTCGACCAATGCTTCGGCTTCATGCCTGAGCGGGCCTGGCGGCAACGCCTTTTGCGAAATCTGGGAGTACGAATAATGGCTGTTTATGCACGCCTGGACGAAGGGGTTGTCGCTGAACTGATCGACACTGGCAACTACGCGATCACTGAATTGTTTGCCCCTGGGTTTCTGACCTCAATGATGCTTATCCCTGAGGGGGCTGAAGTTGAAGTGGGAGAGCGGTTGAGCCCAATAGAACCGAGTGTCGCGCCGCCCATGGTGTCGAACACTCACTTTGATTCAACGCTGACGGCCGATATGTCGGATGACGATCCGGTTATGCAAGAGCGCTTGTGGCGCAGTTCCAGCCTCTCAGCCAACCAATGGCTTGTAGCACGTCATCGCGATGAGCAAGACCTTGGTCGAGTGACGACACTAACTGCAATGCAGTATTTGGAGTTGCTGGAGTACCGCCAGATGTTGCGCGAGTGGCCGGAATCGAGCCAATTTCCGCAAACGCCTGCCAGGCCCGCGGCTCCCCATTGGCTTGCCGATTCACTGGAGTCGCATTGAATAAGTCACAGCCACTTATAGACAGGTTCAGCGTCCGCCCCAAGCGGACGTTTCTATTTGTGGGCCGAATTGCTGTCGTACCGCCTCATAGGTTGGTGGCGGATATCATGGATCAGGAGCTAATCAGTGGATTACCCAAGAAGCGTACCCAGCGCCGGATTGGTTGATGGGAAGTTTGTCGATGAAAACCCTGTGACGGGGGCGCCTGGATCTTTGATTCCGGCGAGTTGGGGTAATGGCATTACCCAGGAAGTAGTAAGTGTTATCCAGGCCGCTGGAATATCCCCTACGGAGGGGCTAAATAATCAACTTCTTGCGGCATTGCGCAGCAGTGGTCTGTTTGTCACTGCCCCGCAATTCGATAATGACAATAGTGTCGCAACGACTGCAT